AAACGTTTGATTGACTTGCTACAGAATTTGTTCTACCATAGTAAGAGATGTGTGTTGAATTCAAAGATAATATAGTATTAGCATTCAACCCAGTGTTAGCATAAGCGTTTGAGGGTAGCATTCCATTACTTGAATGAGTCCAACCGCTACTAAATGACAATTGATATTGTGCCGTATTCATGAAGTTATAACTATGCTTAGTTGCATCGCCACCAACAATCGGATATAAAGCTTTCATCTTACTATCTAAACCATTACTTATCAACCCTAAATCTAAGGTATTTAAAGCATTTAAAATAGTTAAATCAGTTATTCCTGTTGCATTTTTAAAAGAAGTTGTACGTGCAGAAAACCCACCACCACTATTTAAAATAGTAGTAGCACCAATTGCACCTATTCCAAACCCTACTCCGTACATCTAACCTAAAACTAAAGCAACACTACCACTCGTTAAAGTAACTCCACTGAAGTTAACCCCTTGACCTGTTATATAAGCACCTGCTTTAACTGCTGTTGATGGTGTACCAATGTAAGTATTTTTTACATCACTTCCAGCCAATTTAATAGCACTAAAAACAGTATCTTCTAATACTAAAATTCCAGCAATTGTAGCTGTTTTCTCAGTTGTGTTATTGCAAATAAAGACACCTTTACTTGCTACTAATTTGTCTATGTTTGGTAAACTCATTTTATTTTATTTATGTTGTTATATTTCCTGCTAATGTCCATTCGTTAGTGTCTTTTTTTATAATAAAACACGTTGCAAATTGACCTACTAATTTTGTTTTTCCACCTTGTGAATTTAGCGTAACTCCTCCAGCTGCTAATATTTGAACTTGACCTGTGCCAACTTGCTCTATCTCTATTCTTGAACCAATTGGAAAAGCTACACTTGCATTTGTTGGAATAGTCATAGTACAAGCACTACTATAACTCATTGACAAATATTTTCCTTGGTCGCCTAAAATAAAATCGTAGTTTGTTGTTGCAAACATACAATTTTTCAAAGTTGGCTTATTTACATAGTCGTATATATTTTGACCTGTAACGCTCTTCGTGTCGTAAGTTGAACCATTGTAATCAGAAACTTCGATTAAATCAGTAGATTCAAGGATAGCACCCTTTGCCGTTAACTCAGTTATTCTTATTTCCGCCATTCTCCTCTTGTTTCTTTAAGTATAACTTCAATTTCTTAATGTTGTCGTCTTTAACTTTGTAATCTTTTTTTATCATAAATACCATCCGCAAAAATTCGTGTCTTCACTTGGAAACATATCCCCGTTACTATTAGTGTTGTACTCAGGAAATAGATTCTGATTGTAATTAATATAACTAATAAATCTATCAGTGTAGTGGGTAGCGATAGAAACTTGTTTACTTATTAAGAAATCCACCTCATTCTTATCTACATTACTTGCATTCTCTGAACTATGTTTAAACACCCCTTTATTACTTAATGTGTAAGCCGAAAATGGTAAATATTCCACAAGCGTCCAATGTACTAACATAGGCTTTAAATAGTTAGTAACTAAACTCAAATAATTACCACTTAAAGTATTTGCAATAATATCAGATTTAATTTTATTCAATAGCTTTGTTCCGACTACATTTTGGATATGAATGTCTTGAGCAATTTTGATATATTGAATTATCTTATCGTTGTCTGTGTTTGCGTTAACCGATGTGTATTTAACTACATCTTTAACACCTATTAATAATGCTTCTGCCATGTCTTATTGTTCTTTAGGTAAAAATCCTTTATTCGGCATATCAATTGGTCTTGTATATACTCTTGAATCATTTGTTGGTACTATTTCTCCTGACTTTCTCGCTTCAGCAGGAGTGTATTTTTTCGCTAATGGAGAATTAGCATCTGCTTTTCTTAAATAAGTTTCTCGAACCCAGTAATGATGGCATGCCCCGCCCCCTTTGTATAACCAAACCGAATAGATGTCAGCACCTTTAGCACCCCACCCCTCATTCACTACTTGGTTACCCATTCTAATAATATCCTCTTTTCTATATACTTTATTCGCTTGAGTCATTTTCTTACAAAATAATCTTGACTTTTCTGAAGTATCTCCAGCATATCTATAACGATGTTTAAATATTTGTCCGTCTTGTTCAGATTTAGCGTTTGGATTTGCCGTACCTGTTTTAACAAAATTTACAACTTTTGAAAGTGTAGATGGCTTATTTAATTTATTTATATATTCGTCAAATTCGTTTTCTAAATCGTAGTTTACTTTATGACTATCTATTAGTATCCATTCATTCTCATCTATTTCTTCGCCAAATTCTGAAAGGTCTATTTCTTGACTTGATAAAGTAGTTTCTTTAGTATTTACATCTTCTACTTTTGCACTTCTATCTTCAAAAGGATTTAAACTTTCAAAAGATAATTTTAAACTGATTCCGTTAAACGCTAATATCTTTTCAATTGCATCTAAATACAAATCTTGAAAAGGCTTAATAACAAGATTATCGAAAATAGTTAATGAATTTTTTAACTCATCAGCATTTGAACTAAAACCTGTTGTTGTAGCAATACCAAAAATTAAAGGACTTGTAACCTGATGACCTAACATAATTTTACGTAAACATTCCTCGCTTAAGAATGAATAATGTTCAGGTGCATTGTCAAGTTGAATAGAATCTATTGTTGCTGCACTATCTTTGTTCTTATTGAATGATAATATATAAGGCTCTCCTTTACTTCCTGTAAACTTGTTTTTAATACTTCTATGTACTTCGTCTTGCTGCTCAGGTGTTCCCGTTCCATTATTGAAATTCATCAATAACGTTGGTGTAAATCTTCTTTGAGTCAAGTTAATTAAGTAGTCTGATATTTCTTCTTCTAAAGTACAATAAGGTAAAGCACCTTGATAGTCAACGTTAGAATAATACTTCATTCCTACACTATAAGGCTTAACATAAAGTATTTCAATCTCTCCACTTCCAAAACCGAAAGCATCTAATCGTTTAGGTTGGAATTTTTTAACATCTTGCCAATTATCTGAGTAATAATAACCTGTAATTTCGCCATCTTTATTACATTTTTCAGCACGTAATAAATTTACAGGAACGTGAAATGCTTTTAAAACTCTATCTCTCTTTTTGTTGTAGTGTACTTGGATAGCACATTGACCTAAAAGTTTTAATTCTCCTAAGTTTTTGCGTACATCATCGCTACTTATTAAGGTAATTAATTGAGCGTATTCATTTGGCTTTGTATTAGCGTCTAAAGCCGTCAATCCTTTACCATAAATTAACCTTGTAATAGTGTTAATTATAGCGTTATTCGTTGTTGACTTCTTATGTCTTTCGATTAAAAAATCAAAGAAATCATTATTTTCCCCATATTCAACCCATTCTTCACGATTATTTTCCTTAATAATAGGTTGTTTATATTCTGCTAATTGAATTACTTGGATATTACTCATATATAATAAAGTCGTTTGTTGTTGAATGTGATGTATATGTATTGTTGTTTACGCTAAAAGAAACTAAAGATTGATTTGTGCAAAATACTTTATCATAATAAACGATCGTTGATCCATTTAATACTTTCAGAATATAAAATCTATTTTCTTTTAGATCGAAGTTAGCCGTAATTGTATGATAATAGCTATTGATAGCACTTGAAACAATAGTAACATTTGTAGTAACATTCTCCAATTCATCGGTAATAGTCAAAGTATTGTAACTTTCTCCTCGTGGAATAAAAGTAAACGATTGATTACTATTTGTTTCTTGTAATATTATCATACTATAAAAACTAAATTCGCTCTTATTGTCGCAAAAAAAAAGGGATACCGATTAAGATACCCCTTTAATTTTTAGTAGTTAGTACTAAACAATTGTTGCAGAACTAAACAATGTTGCCAAAGTAGCATCTGAAGTACAATTTAAATGGTTAGCAGGTAGTTTCTCAGTAGCCACAAGTGTAACTTTATAACCAGAGTAGTCTGCCATAGCAGTTCCCATTTCAATAGAACCATCAGTCATATCAGCTCCATGTTCTAACCCCATAAAGAAATACTGGCCTTGTCTATTACGTACCACTACGTGCGGTCTACCATAAGCCAAAAGTTTAATTTGCTTAGTTGTAGCAATGTCTAAACCTTTCAAGTCTAAAGTTAATGTTTGCTCAACAAAAGTAGTTCCATTTTCTCTTGAAGAGTTAATTTTTTGGGTAAAACCATTGTTACCTTTTAAAGTAAATTTGTAAAGTGTTGTTACGTTGTTTACATCTGTTATCACATCTGTATTTGTTGCATCATAGGTTACCGCAGCACCTAAATCAGCAACATAATTTGCTAAGTAAACCGCATCAATTCCACCTATCGCAGATTTACATGATTCCGTTCTACCTAATGAAATATCACAAGCCATATTATATATATTTTAAATGTTAAAAAAAAAGGGTGGCGTATTTCTCACCACCCTATTATTAATTATGCTAATTATTAGTTAGCAGAGTTAGTAATTCCGTAAGTTACGATATCTCCAACAGTGTGGTAACCTACCGCAGCTGTCATTCTCATAATCATTCTTACATTTTCACTTCCGTCTAATTCTGCCATATCTAAAACTTTAACTAAGTTTGCGTCATTTAGTAAACCTGTCGCAAAAAATAAGTTATCAGATGTTGTAGCGATTGCAGTATTAGAATTCAATCCATTTGCACAAAATACTTTTACTCCGTCAAAAGTTAAGTCTTGACCATTGTACCATTGTGTACCATTGTTTCCAACACCATTATTTGAAGTTGCAGCAACTGAGAAACCTCCCAAACTTTGTATGTATGCACGATAAATATTTTGAGATACGAATAGGTGTAAATCATCACGTCCAAATAATGTAGATGGTATCGCAGTAGAAATTTTTCTTAACTCTTCGATTACATTTGCAGCAGTTACAGTAGTTCCCGCTATTTCATTTGCAGTTGGTAAAGCAGCGTCAACAGTTAATTGTGTCATGAATCCATCAATTGAACCTGAAGTCCCTGTTGCACCTCTCCAAATAGCAACTTCCATTTGTGCAGATACTTTTTCTAATACGTAAGCAATTAAGTAATCAGCAAAAGAACGTGGTAAAACATCGTGAGCAGACATTCCCATTTCTTCAGCTTGGTATGTTGAAATAAAATCACGCTTACACAATTGTAAATTCACTTGGATTTCTTTCGGAGTTAAAACTTTCTCGTTTAAAGTTACTGTTGAAGTAGCTGTAAAATCACAACTTGCATCAGCCAAAAGGTTGTCAGTTAATAATCTGTGTAATACAGTCTTATACTTAACGTTTGGTAAAATTGTAACTTTACCACTTGATAATGTGTTACCGCTTAATAATGCAGCCTTTACATATTTCCCTGAAGATTCTCCAGAATATGTAGATGTAATTGATGTTGTTGTAGCCATCTTTTTTTTATTTATTTATTGTTATAAATTGTGTTTAAAATTTTATCTCTCATTGATTGGTTTTGACTTGTTAACTTAATTGGTTTAATTTCATTAACATTTTCAGGATTGAAAGAAATAGGTTTTACTTCCTCTTCTTGTGCAAGTTCAATCACTTCTTCTTTCACTTCCTCTTTTACTTCAATCATTGCTTTTAACTCAACGATTTCAGCTTTTAACTTTTCAATCTCAGCAAAGTGTTGTTCCTCAATAGTTGACTTAATCACTTTTTTAACTGATTGTTGTGGTGCTTCAACTGATGCTTCAACAGGCATTTCTGCTTCAGGCTCTTCAATCGGTTCAGCTTCTTCTTCTTTAGACTTAACCTCCCCAATGATTCCATCTTCGTAAACTTCTAAAATGTTACCATCTTCAAGTTCATATTCTCCCATTGGCAAAGCTACATTTCCATTCTCAGAAACAACAAAAATTTCTTTCCCTACCTCTAAAGAATCGAATTCTAAAATAGTAACACCATCAGCAAGTTTCATTTGTGATAATTTAACTTCCATACCTAAATAGGTTTTAATCGTGTTAATTGCGTTTTTAATATCTTCTTTATTCATAACTCTATAACTTTTAATTAATTTTTTGTAGTATTTTTAACCTCTTGACACTACTATTACTCTTTCTACATTAGTGTTGTTCACTATGCTTATTCCATGCTCAGTTGTTGATCCGATCCCTTGGTTTTGAAGATCACCATTACAACATTCAGGAGAGTATTTTCCGTTGTCACATAAACACCCTCTTTTTCCTTTTTTAGGACTCGTCTTACTTTTTGTTTTTTCTGCCATTTTATTTATTATTTATTTATTATTATACAGGTATTTTTACAACATTAAAATTGAAATCCGTTATTCTTATATCAGTCGAAGATGTGTTCCTAACAAACAATTCAACATAATCAGTAGATACCATTTCTAAAACTGCTTGTGTACTTCCACTATGCTCAACGTTAGATGTAGTTGTTCTAATAATACTTTCACTTTCGGATATTATTGTACCATTTTTAGCAACACCAATAGATATTACTTGGTTAGTACCAGCACTTCGAGCAGTTGCATTTAAGGTTACTAAAAATGAATTTGTGAACGCTCCGTTATAAGTTAGTCTGTTTGTTGTATGTGTGAATTTTGAGTTAGTTCCGCTTGTTGTTGTACCACTTGCTTTTACCCATGTATTTACGTTAGGTGTGCCAATAGCCGTATCAGTTGTATTGTTAAGCATATACATAAAACCTTTAGTCGAAGTGTTTGTAATACCTACACAATTAACAAATAACGCTTTATTGTCTGTATGACCTACACCACTAATATAAGTACCACCACCACTAAAGTTAACAGTGTCTAATATGTATCTTTCACTTGAAATTGTAGCACTCGCATTTACATTTATTCCTGTTTCAAATACTCCCACTTCGCCACTTAATACCACAAATGAAGAATATATAATTCTGAACCTACGAGAAACAGTTAATGTACTTGGCAATATTAAACCTGTAGAACCTGCAGTTAAATCAAACAAACAATTGCTCATTCCTATTGTGCCTATCGTGCCATCAAAAGTAAGATTTCCACTATTTAAAAATGCAGAATCAGACATCACAAAGTTTGTATAATCTTTAATCGTTCCAACTATAGCACAATTTGTAAAATTAACCCCAAACCAATCTAAAGCAGTTGTTGTTCCGTCCCCATCTAAATTTAATGCAGTACCATGAGTGATAGTTATATTTCTCATTGGTAAAGAATAAACAGAAGTGATTAAAGCAGTCGAACTACTTAAACCTGTACTTTTTAAAATACAATTTTCAGAACTACCTCCAATGATTACGCTATTTACACCTCCTACAATTCTATCCCCTGTTAAGTCAATTGTTTTTGTTATAAAATAAGTATAATTGTCAACTAATGTAATAACACCACTTACAGGAGTAGGCAAATCTAATTTAGAAAAAACAAATATAAACTCATTTCCTGCTAACCCTGTAGATGTTGGAAACAACTCAACTATTGTGTCGTCGTAACGTGTGTAGTTAAGTCCGTTTGTAGTGTCTAAATATAACTCTCCCTCATATATATCTGAAGCTATCCACGTGCCGTCTGTGTGGTCGTTACTTGTTGGAATAGTTGGTGTACCTGCACCTTTTTTAATTATTATTCTTCTTGTTTCGTTAGCCATTGTTTATAGTATTTGAATTTTTTGATACCCCATTTAAACCTCCGATTAATTGTGGTACATCTTCATCTTGGTTATTTACACCACCATTTAAAATATAGACTGTATCGTCAGCTATTGTCGTTAACGTACCAATGAACGTAGACATTAAAATCTTTTTCGGTATGTCGCTACTTGCATCATCTAAATATAAACTTTCACTTCCATCTAAGGTAGTTACTCGCTTGTATCTAATGTTATTTAAATATTCGCTCATATTGATTTTAAGAAATCAATTATATCAGTTGTGTAATCTTCTTCTTCTTCTTGTTCACTCGCTTGTAACTTATCTAAACCTTGGTAAATTCCCTCAATTGAAAATCCTTTGTATTCTCCTAACTTTACTTTATTCCACTCTTCATCGTTGTAAACTTTCATCTTTACGGCCCAACTTCCTTTAGGTGCATTTAGGTTATATAAATTTGACTTATCGTTTTTTTCATCCTCAACAATCCAACTTTCAATTACACTTACACCGCTAACTTTTGTTTCGTGTTGTGAAGTGATTGAGTTAAGGTTAAGATTACGCATAAACAATTCATTTGTCTTTTCAATTGTTTGTTCTGAAAAGAATACATTAAACTCTTTACCATTTACATTACGATAAATTTTCTTGTTAGGTACTAATGCCAAACCTACTAAAATTCGCTTATCTTCATCAACTACTTTCAACTCAATCTTATGTTCTGAAAGTGCAATAAAATTTTCTTGAATAGCAGGTCTATCAACTAATGAAATTGCAAACACTCCATCTTCGTTTTCATTTTCAATTTTCAATTCAATATCTTCTAACTTTTTCATATACTTAAAACTTTATTTATTTACAATGTTGCATTTTTTATTCTATTTCTATCTAAGGACTGAGCGGAAGTAACATCGCCACTTACTACATACGCTTGTATCGGTTGTTGTTGCAAAGTGTTTAATTGATTAGCACTTGCACCTACTATATTAAATTTAGGTGCTATTACTCCTGAACTTGTATTTGGCGTGCTTGGTGTACTTGAATTTGTACCACCGCCACCACCACTTGAGCCACCTCCGTCAAATTGTTGTTTAGAAATCTTAGCAATTTGTATTGCAGAGAATGCACCCGCTATTCCCGCAGCAACACCCTTTATAATTGGTCCTCCCGGTGTATCAGCATAAGTAGATAAAACCGCCTTTGTACCATCTATTGCAGCACTTGCTAAATCTGCAGCCTTTTTAATTTTAAACGCTCTTCTTCTTTCTTTCTCTGTACGTTTACCCATTACTTCGGTAAAGTCGCCAATTAATTTAAAGCCGTTACTAACTAAATCTAAATCTTGTTTTCTTAACCTTTCAACTCGCTCTTGATGTTTTTGTTTGTTTTTTAAATCTTGCTCATTAATTTCAACCATTTTTTTAGTTTCATCTTGAGCACGTTTTATATTATCTTGAAATAATTTATCTTTTCGTTCTTTTTCTTTTTCGTCATCTAATCTTTTCTTGATAAGTAAATCAGTTTCTAAATCTAAAATATCTTCAGTAGATTTTCTTCTTCTTTCTAATTCATCTTCTAAATCTTTATTGTTTTTTTCTTTAGTTTTATTAGATGCCTCTTTGTCAATTTTCTGAATCTCTAATTGAAAACCAGCTTTGTCATTTTTTAATTTTGTTAAAGTTTTTTCATGTTCTTTAATAATTTTATCAGCCTCCGCTTTAGTATCTCCAACATCAAAAATATAACTTGCTAACTTATCATTCGTTTTATTAAATGCCTCGTCTATTGCTTTTAAATCAAATTTATCTATATCTATACCAATTTTAGCTAATACATCACTTGACATATTTACAAATTTCGCGAAGTATTCCGTAAGCTTTTTAGTTGGTAATGTAATGAAATCAATAAAACCTTTTAGATAATCGTGATTTCTTTTGGCAGAAGCAATTTGACTTTCTCGTGTAATCTTGTCTTGTTCTATTTGTGCCTCAGTAGCTAAAATTACAGCGTCAACTTGTTTTATTTTTAAGGCTAAAATTTCCTTTTCAGATTTACCTTGTAATTTTAAAACATTATCTTGGTCACTAATCTTTGAAAGTTTTTCATTTTCAATTTCTAAATTTTTAGCTACCTTAACATTTAGTTTTTCCTGTTCAGCACTTACACCACCTATTGCTCCTTTAATATCATCCCAATAGTTATAAAGTGTTCCTAAGGCAATTAATAGTAAACCAATACCACTTGCAGCAATAGCACCTTTTACACCACTAAAAACATTTTTAATTACTGCTCCTAATTGTTTGAATGAATCCCTCGCTTGTCCTAATTGTTGCAATGATTGAGATAAAGCCATTGCACTTTGAACCTTAAGTAAAGTCTTTTGAAGTTCAGCAGATTCTCCACCCATTAAACCCATAGCACCTTGTACTGCTCCAAATCCTGCAGCAACACCACTCAAAGAAGATGTTAAGGCTTGAAATTTAGCGTCAGGATTAAAGGCATCTGTTAACGCTTTTGCATCACCTATTTTATCTTTTAATTCCGCTGCTTTTCTCGCTGCTTTTACTGCTGCCTCAGATGTTGCTCCAAACTTATCAGATAATGCTTGTACCTCTTGCTGTGCCTCTCTTAATTGCGTTTTTAAGGACTTAACGCTATCGGTCTTTACTTCTAATTCAATTGTCTTTTTCTCTGCCATTATCTTTTAGCTTTTATCTCTCTATAACCTTGCTTAAACGTTGCCTTGTACGTTTTAGGAATAGCATTAATACCTTTCGCTATATCTACATTTGTACTTACTCCGTAGAAATCACTTATTTTTAGTAGTTGTAATATTTGCTCTATCATATTGGACTTTTTGTTTGTATTATTGTATAGGTAGTTGTAGTTGTAGAACCATTTGTATAGGTAGTTGTAGCACCCATTGTGTGTACAGTGTCCGTATCTTCGTGTATTCTTGTAACTATATTTTCACTTACTCTTGTTTTTCCGTCTTCAGTGATACGATTTTTCTTATACGTTCCTGTAAATGGTGTTGTAAATGTAACCGCTGTACTCGTTGTTGTCGTACTTGGAGAGACTGATGTTCCTGTACTGCCTGTGAATGTTGTTGAAATCCCTCCATTTGGCATATGAAAGTTAATATAAGTATCCCCTCCTGCCGTATCTATATACCCACTATCGTTTAAAACATCTCTGAAATCATTAATCAATACCAAATTAACCTCTCCTTGTGTTATATCGGTTGAAATTTCATTGATAATATAACGTTTATCTCTTATGATCAATCTATCATTTAATTGTAAACCTGTTATTAAAGAGATTGGAAACTTAGCTAAAACTTTAGTGATCCTATTCTTTAGATTAAACATATTTGATAAGTAACCAAAGTAATAAGTATTATATATCGAATTCGGATTAACTGCAGTTAGTAGCGTTGAAATTTCACTACCAAAATTGATTGACATGTTATAATTATTTACTTTATTGTCTTGTCCAAAAGCAATATAGTTAACCATAGCATCGGTAGTTGTTCCGTCTGTAATTTTAGCACCTGTTGTAAGCTTTCCATAATTGTATAGTAAAATTGGTTTTGGAATGTATGGTTTATGATCAGGAAATTTAGTTAAACAGAATCCAACTTGAGTAGATGTTGCAGTATACAATTGAAAGTTTAAATTTTCAAAAGGCACTTTAATATTATAATCTTCGCCATCGTAGTTAAAAGTCTTTTTTAAGTCTCCGTATTCCGTTCCGTTATTATCAAAGAATTGTCTATTAATAAATGATTCACTTTTTTCGTGTTCAAAATTAATTGACTTGTATAGTTTTAATCTTTCAACTTCAATACTCGTTACATCGGTGTATTCTGTAACATCAATTACCGCTCCTTTTCTATACCAATCGTCCAATGGCTCAAGTTCGTAAGTGTCATTTCCTAAATAAACACAAGTTAAATTAAACATTGATAGTATACCTTTAAAGAAATCCTCTATTAACATATCAGGCATAACATTAGACAAATTCATGTCAGCACCTGTAAATGTCATTGGAGATGCTAAAGCAGTTAAAAACTCCTGATTTAAAGTATTTATGTTTAATGTATTAGAATGATATACCCATTCAAAAGAATAAATAACCATTGTTGTCAAAGTAACTGCGTCAGGACTTGAAATTTTAAAACTAAACTTATCATTTAAGCCGTCAACATTTGAAATCCAATCTACAGCATAAGTATTATTCCCTTTACCTTTAATTGTTTTCTCAAAGTTTCCATTTCTGTAAACATCTATGTAATAAGTAGCGTTAATATCGGTTACATCAAAAATAGCAATCTTAACATAATGGTGTTCACTTTCATTATATCCGTCAGCATTATCCACTAAATCAATATACTTCACATCTAAAGTATTGTTAACTAAATCAAATTTTTGAACTGAAAAAAATGGTACAGTAATTTGACTAATTAAATCAACATCTTTATTCTCTTTAATATTTGGTGTTTCTGAATTCTTACAATATAAAAATAAATCCGTAAACTTTTTATCTGATAAAAACAAAGATTGAAAAGTAACGTTAAATTTTGTTTCAATGAAATCAAATATTTTCTTTACTCTTATAGCAGGAAATAACTCGGTGTAGTCAATCGCTGAACTTGTTTGTGTAATATCTGTAGAACTTGCATCACCATAACTCCAAAGTCTTGAAGATGTTATTAATGGATATCTTACATCATAATCAATAGCATCACTTGTAACCCTATTTTTAACGTTCGTGTAATCGTAATCATGAGCAATTGAACTATAATCTAAATCTTTTAATTTAACATCCTTAAACTTATCTTTTAAACTTAATAACTCTCCGTAAAAAGTAATCTGATATGATTCTACTTTACCATTCTTTAAACTGGACTTCTCTAATTGAATTTTACCTGTACGAAATGGTGTTAAATCTATTTCAATGTATGCTTTTCTTCTTAAATTTTGGTCTATCGTTTGCTCAACATCGCTATTATAAAAATGCTGAAAGATTCTATTGTTTGTTGGTGATGCCGGAACTGAGAAACTTTGTGAAAAGTCAGTATAAACTTTTGAAATATCTTGTACATTTTGAACGCTTAGATTAACATTAATTTTTTCATCTTCAAATAATTCTATTCTATTGTAGTTTCCACTACCTAAAACATCTTCTATGTATATTTGTACTTTTCTCTTCATTACACAACAGAATTAATTGATTCATATGCAAACTCAAACTCCAATAAATAGTTAATGTTTTTATTATTCAATGATGTTTGCATTTCCATTTGTTTAGTTGAAATCTTAGCAGGTTTAGAATTAACTAAAATCTTTTCGCTTAACATTATTTCTTTGATTGTAGATGAATAACCCTCCGTTACCCATCCGCTATTGCATCTTATTGTTTCTTTTCCGTTTGCATTAAACACTTTTCTTTGCCCATCAGTGATTGAATAGTTAACTAAATCCGATTGCATCAAATTGTATTCACTATTGTTAACTTCGAAATTATTGTAACTTGCTTTGTAGAAAAATTCTCGTTGATAGAATCCGTAACGATTAACGAAGTCTATTACTACAGGTGTATACTTACATTCTTCTTGTGGTCTGAAGTAGTACGTTCTTAAAAGTGTGTTTGTTTCATCAAATATCTCTACTTTATTACCATTGGCAAACATAGACGGCTTAACCCTAAACAAGTCATAAACACCATTTGCACTAATTGTAATTGTATGAGTTGTGGCAGTAACTAAATCAGTATACTTAGCTTTATAGTCAGTCAAAGCATCTATAGTGATTGTACCAGCATCCTTTACATTTGTAGTTGAATAAAAATAGTTATAGTTGCCACTATCCAACATTAACCTAGCATTATCATAGTTGTAACCTTGTGAATAATAAGAGTAACCATTTGACGCTTTAGTTACTGTTGTACCTATTAAAGTATTGTTATAATAAGTTTTTATTTTAACATTAACAAAATGATAAATATTAGTCGTAACAGCTAAATTAGTTGTACCATTAATTTGGAATTGATTGTGATTTATATACTCCTGAATATAAGGAGACAAATTATAAGTACACAATGTAACGTTTGAACTTGGTATCTTCTTCGTTAAAGTGTATTGTGGTGTAGTTGGAAATGTACTTCCAAATCCATTGAATAAAAATATTTCAACTTTCGTTGTAGTTTGTCCTACTTCATCTATAGCAACTATATAGGGACTTCTCGCATTTATCATTTCTTTATCGGTTGTTTAATTGTTGTATCAAATAATTTAACTGCATCTAAACCAAACTTTTCTATTAATTCGCTTGGTAACTTTTTAAAAGCCTGTTCAAATGGTTTCGTAAAAAATAAACTTGGCTTTATTCCTTTATTAAATATTCCTTTAGCTATTGCAAACTTTAAACCTAACCTATTTACAAATTCCCCCTTTGCATTTCTTGGAGCAATACCCTTTCTTACTATCCACTTATCTAAATTGCTTAACATTTCCCTACTTGGAAATCCTTTTCTAAAACTATATCTTGAACCTCTATTTACTTCTAAACCATTAACACCTTTATCTTGAAAGAATCCGTAATCATTCATAAAGAAATCCATACTAAACGAGTTCGGCATAACCTTGTATTCTCCCTTAATGCTATCGTATAAAGACTTTGTACTATTCTTTTTAAGCCTTGTTAAGTTTGACTTACTTTGTTTAATTACGTAATCTCTAAACGCTTTTAATTGCTTTTCAGTTTCGCTTAATTCTGTTAACATATGCTCATATCGTTTTGGAATACTACATCTAATGTCATTGTATTTCCAGCTATTAAGTTTTCAAATCTTTCTTGAAATGGCTCAACATTTGCAGTATCTAATACTTGGAATCCATCGTCATACAAATCCCCTCTCTTTAATTGTTGGTAAAGTCTATTTAAGATTAATAACGTTGTGTTGGTTACCCATTGTACATTGTCATTGCCAACAAAATCATCTGTAATCTGTTCAGTAGATACGTCTACGTTATCCATTGCTAAAATAGAAAGGTTACAAGTAATAGTTCTTTCATCAAAAGTAAAGTTGTTTACGATAATGTGGACCAATGGAAATATAGTAATCTTATTGAAGTCAACATCGAATAGGCTACCCTCACTTATTGAGTTAACAAATTCTTCGCTTTCAAGTTGTGCCTTAATTTTATCTATTATCGTTAAGTATCCGTTCATAATTCTGCTTTTTGTTTAATGTATAGTAGTGCGGTTAAAAATTGATGAAGCGGTAATCTGGTAACTTCATCGAATCTTGTAACATTTCCTTGAGCGAGTTCATATATGCTTGTATACCACCCCCATTGTTTTGAGAATTGATGCTGTTTTGAAAATTCTCCAAATCCTTTTTCTTCATCTTCTTCAGTTGACTCTCCAAATAAGTCGGTATATAGCTCAATAATTCTTGTCCTAAATTCCAAAAAAAAACCTGAGCAGAAAGAACAACATCTAAAGGAGCAAACTCCATTACTTCAGCATAGGTAATAGAACTTATATAAGGCTCTATCTCATACTTGCCTTTAATCTTCTTTGTGATAGGTCTGAACATTACCGCCATTGCTTTGTGTAACGTATTAACGTCTTTAAGGTAGTTTTCTAAATCTATATATTCTCCTGAAGTAATCTCTTCAAAGTTAGGGATAAATCCAAACTCAACACCGCCTAATTCAAAACGTGTAATCAAAGGTTTTTCTTTGTTGAATATAGTATTGAAATGATTTGAAATTTCTATTACATCGGTGTATTTAATTTGTAGAATATCTTTTAACTTAACATTGCAAAAGTGTTCTAAAATCTTGTTTGCTATATGTAAATTATCTTTACTATCTTTTGTTTCTTCAATAAATATCTGATAATTCTTTAAAGGAATTTCATTTAAATTACTTGGTATATTGATTTCAACTTTCATATTAATTAAACTTTATTTTTGTGTTTAGTCGTACTATCTTATAAAGTAATGACCTGCGTTCTCATTTTCTAATTGATAGCTTACTGCATAACGCAAAGCATCTATAGCGTGATTGAATTTGTCTATAGGAGTTTCTGATTTTTTCTCTAACCAACAATAGTTGTTTAACTCTTTAATTAAGTCTACACTATCTTCATCTATTATTAGTTCATAGTCTTGAAGTAAAGCTATTCCGAATTTAACTGAATCGCTACCTTTAATAGCAGCTACAATATTCAATCCTTTATCATAAAGTTCGTTTATTAATCTTGGCTCTGCACAATCAGCAACAATTAAACTATCTTTCGCAAATGTTTTGTTTAGTTGGTAAAGTTGTGATGTCGTTAAATTAGTTTGGTAAATATGTAATCTAATGTAAATTATTCTATTTGCTTTATCAATTGATGTTTCGATTAATGTACTTGGGTCATTTGAAAATCCGTAATCTTGACCGAATACAACAGGACTAACTTCTTTAAACTTTCCTATTTTCCAATTGCTAAATATTACACCCTCTGCTTTATCTAACCAACCACCTAAAATTGTATGTTTATATTTGTCAGGTCTTCTTTCTTTAATATCATTTATTTGATTTAAGAAACTTTTAGATAGGTTTTCTATATTATCCTCATACGTTGTGTGAATGAATGTTACATCGTCTTTAATTACGTTTGTTCCAGCATCTACACCTTTATTTTCAAAGAACTTTTGATATATGAAATGTTCTTTCGTGGCAGGATTCAAAACTAATATAACTCTGTTTTGTTTTTCCTTATGCCTTATTGAATAATCTATTTTATCAAATACACTTTCATCTGTTAACTCTTCAGCTTCATCCAATACCCATGTTGTAACTCCTGACAATGATTTTAGGTTAGCCGTTTGTTGTCCTGATGAAGTCTTAATACCTTTGAATAATATTTTACTTCCTGTCCTTAGATTTATTATTTCGTCTTTAGTTATATGAAAGTCTTGAAATCTATTTATCAATTCAATCTTCTCAATAAATTCAGGTATAATAGAAACGTGAGCAGATGTTAATGTATACCTTGTGAATAAGATAACATGACCTACTTCGTATGTTAACGCAAGTAGGAAACTATTTATTGAAAACGATTTGCCTGAGCCACGACCACCTGTAACAACAAAGTATCGTGAATCAGAGAACAAACCATTGTATTTACTATTTAACTCTAACAATGTCCTTTATATTGAAATCATTTAAAGTTACGTTATTGTCTATTGTTTCTTTTGGCTTACCATAACAATATTCTATAATAATTTTTGATGCACTTATTTTATCGTTATGCCTTGCTTTATCGTCTTGTATTATATTAGCTAAGCATTGTATTGCATCTAATGAATAAGGTAACATTAAATCTCTTATTCTATTCTCTTCATCTTTTGGTTTACGACCAGCGTTTGGTCTTGCTCCTCCTCTTTCTGCCATTTGAAAATGTTTTGTTTATTCAATTAGTTATTACATAAAACGATTGATATATTTTTGCATTTCTTAGTCATTAAGAAAGCATATAAGAATAATGGTATTTCTTTACTTCTCATAATATTTCAGCATCGTCAAAATCCATAAAAACCTTATCAAAATCGTCTTTACTCATTATCGTGATTTCATCTCTTTCACTTTCAATGTTGAATACTTTATAACCTTTATAATCGAATCTGTCGTATGCTGCTAAACCATAACATATAAACACAAACTTTTTCTTTCGTTGGTCTTTAGGTATTTGTTTAATTAGTTTCTTAAATGTTAGTTCTATT